TCTGCACCCGTGAGGAAATGGTACAGATGCTATTCAACAGGGAGGGATAATATGACCCCCAACAAGGTAATTGAAACCATCGACAGGCTGAAGCCCAACGTGTACACCGATGAGGACAAGTACGACTGGATCTACCGCCTGGACGCCATGATCGCCCGGACGGTGTACGAAACAGAGCCGGCTCCTGCGGTGGGGGCGGACGAAGAGCTGCCCGTCCCTGCTCCCTGGGACGACATCTACGGACTGTATGTGGCGTCCATGATCGACTTCTACAACAGGGAGTACGGGCACTACAACAATTCCGTCATGATGTTCCAGGAGCGGCTGGAGCAGTACCGGGCATGGTATATCCGGAACCATATGCCCAAAGGGGCGGACAATTTCCGGAATGTAATGGGGTGATGTGATGCTTCCGTTTTTGAACGAGACCAGCGAGAACACAAAGAAATACGTGGTCAACTTCCGGGGGCTGAATTTGGGGGAGGGGTACCAGGACGGAGATTTCTCCAACACGGAGAATGTGTCCTCCGTTCTGGCCCCGTGCCTCACGCAGCGCTACGGGCGAACCCTGGAGGCTACCTACGGGGTTCCCAGGGCGCTCCACGCGAAGGATGGCCTTGTGGTGATAGACGGAACCGCCGTCAAGTACAACGGCGCTGTGGTGGGCACTGTCACGGACGGCCGGAAGCAGATTGCCACCGTGGGGAATTACGTTGTGATCTTCCCGGACAAGGTGTACTACAACGTGGCGACGGGCGAGTTCGGCAGTATGGACATAGCATACTCCGGGACTGCGACGTTCACAGACTCCACGATCAAGGGCGCATCTGCGTTTGGCTTCCGGGCGGGGGACGCTGTGACCATCTCCGGCTGCAGCACCTCTCCGGAGAACAACAAGACCGTAATTATCCGCGGCGTCAACGGAGACACGCTGACCTTCTATTCCAACACCTTTACGGCAGGCACAGAGGACGCTGTGACGATAAAGCGCGAAGTCCCGGATCTGGACTACATCTGCGAAAGCAACTACCGCCTGTGGGGCACGAAGGGGAACACCATCTACGGCAGCAAATACTCCGATCCGTTCAATTTCCAGGTGTTCGACGGACTGACCGGCGACAGCTATTACATTGACGTAGGCTCAGACGGCGAGTTTACGGGGTGTATTCCCTACTCCAGCCACATCTGCTTTTTCAAAGAGCACACCCTGCACAAGTTGTACGGCTCCAAGCCGAGCAATTTCCAGATCGTCACCTCCCAGGTGTACGGCGTGCAGGCGGGCAGCGAGAGGAGTATGCGCGTCATCAACGAAACCCTGCTGTACAAGGGCGTGGGCGGCGTATATGCCTATGCCGGCGGCGTTCCGGAGCTGATCTCCTCCTGCTTTGCCACGACCCGCTTCTCCGACGCCTGCGCAGAGTCCGACGGGGAGCGCTATTACATCTCCATGCGGAACGGCAGCGAGTGGTCGCTGTTCGTGTATGACGTTCTCCGGAACCTGTGGCTGCGGGAGGATGATACAAACTGCGTGGATATGGCCTTCTGCAACGGCTACGTCTATTTGCTGTCCGCAGACGGCGGACTGTACAAGGTGGATCCGGCAGCCGGCAAGGCGGATATGGCGTGGAGCGCAACGTTCTGCCCCTTTACGGAGACCATCAACGAGCGCAAGGTGTACTCCAAATTCCACCTGCGGATGGAGCTGGGGGCGGGTGCCTGGCTGAAGGTAGAGACCAGGCTGGACAATTCGCCCAGGTGGCAGACGGTGTTTACCACGCATAACGAGCGATCCAGGACTGTGACTGTTCCTGTGATGCCGGGGAGATGCGACAGCGTGGAGATCCGCCTGAGCGGAAAGGGCGAGTGCCTGCTCCGGACATTCGTGCGAGAGTTCCAGGTGGGGAGTGATGTGTAAATGATCTTTACGACACAGTTAGGCAGAATTGACTACACCAACGCCCCGGAGGCCCTGAAGAAGATGACGGATCACATCCGGTACATTCAGGAGCAGCTGGAGTGGACGCTGCAGAACCTGGACTCCTCCAATATCACGGAGATCAACACCAGCGATACCAAGATTTCGTCTGACACCGTGGACTTTTCCGGCAACAACATTGTGCTGAATGGGCGCAACGGGGAACGGTTCGAGGTGGGTATTGACGAGGGCAGCGGAGACTTTGTCTTTGGCCTGTATGGCAGAGACGGCGCCCAGATCTTCTACCTGACGAACGACGGAAACCTGGTTATCACAAGAAATGCCACCATCACCGTTGATGGCGGCACATGGTAAGGAGTGAATTTATGGGATATGTAATTGGTTCCACGAAGGGCCAGGCCATCGCCAACCTTTTGAAGGAGGACGAGACGTACAAGGCGTCTGACGGCTCCACCTGGAAAAAGAACGCAGACGGCACCGTGACCGTCACCGACAAGGCCGGCGGCGTCACGCAGAACGCACTCCCCGCGGACAGCTTCAAGGGCAGCGCCACCGGCGTTGTGGCGAACAATGCGACACAGCAGGCCCAGGTGGATATGCTGAACAAAAACTCTCTGCAATGGTGGACGGCGGATGACGCCGGGAAGCAGGCCCTGTCCGCAGCCAACCAAGCTCTTGGAGCGGCCCTGGGCGGCTCTGTGGCATATGATCCTACCACCGGCACCTGGTCTGGCGTAGCGGGTACGACGCCTGCCACGCAGAGCGCTGACGTGCTGAGCAACATCGGCAGCTTTTCCTACGACGTGGCACAGCCTACGTATGAAAGCCAGTACAGTGACAGGATCGACGCCATGCTGAATGAAATCCTGAACCGGGAGAAGTTCAGCTATGACGTTGAGGCGGATCCCCTGTACCAGCAGTACAAGACACAGTACCTGCGGGAGGGCGACCGCTCCATGCGGGACACGCTGGCGGCGGCTGCGTCCGGTGCCGGCGGCATGAACAGCTACGCGGTGACTGCGGCACAGCAGGCCAACGACTACTACGCGGCGCAGCTGGGGGACAAGATCCCGGAGCTGTACCAGCTTGCCTACGAGATGTACCTGACGGACATTGACAACCAGGTGAGAGACTTGGGTCTGCTGCAGGATATGGACAACACCCAGTACGGACGCTATCGGGACACCATGAGCGACTGGCGCAATGACCGGGACTTCGCCTACGGGCAGTACCGGGATAACGCAGCCGACCTCAAGTGGGGCGCAGAATTTGACGAGTCTATCCGGCAATGGCAGACCGACTACGAGCGGAACGCACTGGAAAGTGACCGGAACTACAACCGCGACGTGTACGAGAGCGACCGGAAATATAACCGGGGTGTGTACGAGTGGGACACCAGCTTTGACTACGGCAAAGACCGCGACGCAGTCAAAGATCAGAACGACGCGTGGGACAAGGCTCTTACCATCCTCCAGAACGGCGGATACCCCAGCGACGAGCTGCTGGAAGCTGCCGGCATGAGCGCAGCGGAGGCTAACTCCATCCGGGAAGCGCAGACTATTGTCTTTACCGGAGGCGGTGGTTCAGATGGTACTGGTGGTTCCGGTGGATCTGGCGGCGGCGATGAACCGGATGACACCCCCGTGTTCAACAACGATAACGGCAGTGGTTTCACAGAAAAGCATGCAGCCGCAGTCAAGGCAGCGCCTGACCGCACCTCCGCCGACGTGTCTGATCTCAGCAGCAAGGGTAAGAGCGCCTTGCAGAGCCTGAGTATGATGTACGACTCCATCAGTAATCAGTACCCTGCAAAAGACGGTATGTATCCCGTGGAAAAGACCATCCTTGCGATGGCTGCAGAGGGCAGCATCACGGCGGACGATGGGTACATTCTGATGCAGCATTTTGGCTACGACGGAGAGAAACACTTCCCTGAAGGGTAACAAAGGAGGTCTGCCGCATGGCACGTAAAATGAGCCAAAGCTCCAGAGACAAACTGAACGCCTACTATGACGAAATAGGGGTAAAAAGAAACGACAGAGAGGACGAGGGGAAACCCTCGCCCTCCTCCGCCGCTTCCAATCCTTCCACCGCTACCAATTCCAGCAGCGGCGCAACGACTTCAAAGCGGAAAATGAGCCAAGAGTCAAGAGATAAGCTCAACGCCTATTATTCGCGCGTTGGAGCGGCGGCGCCGACATACACGCCGACAAAGGAAGATGACAAAGCACAGACTTCGTCCTCTGCGGCGGACACCAACAAGACGAACCCTTTTTCTGAGGTTTGGAGGGGGTTTACGGATTTTTGGTGGTATGGTCGCGGTGATGCGTATGATGCGGTTACTAAGGCCAACCAGATCTACGACACCAAGTTTGAGGAAGATAAGAAGGCTGTTGAGGAGTACAAGCAAAAGGAGCTCGACAAGTGGCTTGTGACCGAAACTGAGGCAGATGCGAGAGTATCTACCGAAAAGACGAAACTTTCCACAAAGGCCGCAGATATTGCCGCGCTGGAAACAACCCTTTCTACGATGGCGGCAGAGTTTGAACAAACCCGCGACCCTGCCAAGTATTCCGCATACGAGGTAAAATACAACGAGTACGAGAAAGCGATTGCCGACTATGAAAAGTCTGTTGCAGCGTACACCGAATTGTGGAACAATGTCGCGCAGGAGAAAATTGCTGGTCGCAAAACGGACGATAGCGGATGGGAAACCGCAGGAAAGACTTTATGGGCCGGTGTTACTGGCCTTTCGGATGCTGTTGGCAAAACGCTCGATTATGTTTTCCCGACGGAGTTTTTGGGGAAATATGACCCGTTCACATGGATGAGCGACCAAGCAAGGCGGGAGAATTACGACGCGCAGATGGCACTTTCGGAGTCATTGGAAGGTCGCGGCTGGGTAGCAAAGACGGCGTCCGAACTTGGCATAGGCCTCATTCAGATGCTTCCTGACGTTGCGGCGACCGTGGCTTCCGGTGGCACAAACGCCACCACTTATGTGGATGATTTGTACCGCGCGGGATCATCTGCCGTTGCAGCCGCCAACAAGGCTGATAACCTCTGGGACTCCTTCAAAACAGCAAACGCGAAAATGTTTAGCAATCCCGGTTTCTATGTTGCCGCAGCGAGGACACTTGGCACCGACTACGAAACTGCAAAGGAAGCCGGAGCAACTGACGCACAGGCAACGGCCTATGCGCTGATTACCACCTACCTGAACGCCGGTATTGAGATTAGCGGTGGTATTCAGGCCTTGCCGGATGCCCTTCAAACAGGAGACAAGAGCGCTATTCTTGACTGGATCCTTAGCGCACACGAGGAAGGCCTGGAAGAAGTTGTGCAGCGCTTTGTATCGGGATCTATGGAAAAAGCTGTCTATGATCCCGACAAGGAGTGGTTTTCTACAACAAACGAGGACGCTATCATCCACCCGGAAACGATGGCAAAGGACTACGGCATGGGTACCGCTATTGGCGGCATTGCCGGTGGCGGGCAGACGGTAGCAATTAGCGTTCTGAACAGGATCGCACAGGCGAAAACACCCGACGTTCAGGCGCAGGTGATTGATGCTGTGCGGCACGATCCTGAAACTGTGAACGCCTTGGTGCAGGAGGCCAAAACCGCAGGCGAGACCGAGATCACGGAGCAGGTGGAGCAGAAAATTGCCTCTGGCGAAGAAGTCACCCGACAGGAAGTTGTGCAGTTGGTCGCTGCCAGCGGCGCACAGGTGCAGGAAGAAACCACCGAGGCGGCAACGGAACCCGAGGCGCAGACCGTCCCGCAGCAGGAAGAACCGGCAACGGAAGTAAAGAGAAGTGAATCGCTTGCTGAGGAAATGACGCTGGAGGGAGCGGTGGAAAACGGCACCGTCACCGAAGCTGCGGTAGATACCGAAGGCGCAACCCGCAACGGCGTGGCCGTCCTGACCAACTACGCCAAGCAGGCGCACATGGGCGAAAACGGCCTGAAAGCAATCGCTGATTTTTACGATGCCAACGAGAACCCGGAAACGGCACCGTTCTATGGCACCTTCGCAGCATATTGGAACGCCGGTTACAACGGAAAAGCGTTTGAGGAAGTCCGCGCCACCAACCGCGGTAACGTGTCCGATGTGGTTATGCGGGCCGCCTACAACGCCGGGCAGATGGACGCGATCCAGGGAAGTGGCAAAAAGGCCGTTGACAAAACAGCAGGCCAGACCGATAATATTTCCGGAAAAACCCAGAAAACTGCGAAGCCGAAAACTGTTCGAACCCAAAAGAGCGATTGGTCTGCGCACGATGTAACGTGGACGCTTCCTGCCGGCAGCCCCAACAAGGCTACTGTCGTTGCATACAGCACGAAGGCAACCAGCGACACAATCGATGTTATGGCGGACGAGAATCCGACGGCCACCATCAGTCAGCTCCGCGACCTTATTCTCTATGATCAGGACGCGAAGAAGGTGCTGCAGCAGTACATCGATGCGGGGTACGGAGATCAGGTGGCGAGCGAGTGGTTCAGCTATGACCGCAAGCGCGGCATTGGAAAGCCTGTCACAAAGTGGGTGTCGGGGGTAATAAACACTGAAGCGGACAATAAGGAGGCAACCGAACATGGCAAAGAGACCTTGGGAGAAGTTTCTGACGAAGGACGAGTACTGGAGCCTGACACGCGAGGGGCGGATGCAGGCGGACTACTGGACGGAGTGGCTTCCCAAAATGTGCAAGAGAATGCAGAAGGCCGGGACGCTGTATCCGACGCTGAAAGAGGAAGGGGAACGCCTGTCGGAGCTGTTGTGGGAACTGATGCAGGTGCACAAGTACCCCGAGGACGGAGCGATGGAATTCATCAAGGAAGAAGTGTACGCACTTCCTCCGGAGTAAGCGAACAGGAGGTAAACGACGATGGCGATGTCGAAGGAAACTATCGAAAAGACCAAGCAAGCACTGCTGGCAGCGAAAGAACGGTGGGAGAAGATGCCACCGGAGGAGAAGAAGCGCCTGCAGGAAGAATACGAGAAAAATCCGGAGGAACGGATCCTGATACCGGACTGAGCGACGAAGATCCGCATCCGTGGGCAACGAAAAACGCCGTTGAGCCCGAACCCGGAAGCATTTCTGCAGAAGCAAAGCACGAAGCCGAAAGTTACGACGTTAAGTGTGTTGTCGTTTCGGACGACGCGTGGGATGCAAATCATCCCTCTGCGCAGGCTTTTTCGCGGAATGGTGTGGTCTATGCCCGTGAACACATTGACGAAGTTTTCCGCGGCGTGGTGGCCCCGCATGAATTGACCCACGTTATGAAACAGCTTGGGTATAAGCCGTATCTGGATTTTCTTGATCGGACGAGCGATATGCTCAATTATGAAATCGAAGATGCACAAGCACTGATGCAACACGTGGCGGAGCACGCACGCATTGACCTTTTTGGCATGGACGAGTCCGCCTCCCAAAAATTGTACGACGAGCTTAATGCCTCTGTTTACGGGCATATTGTTCGGGGAGATGTTGAGGGTAAATCCAGGTTTGGTCACGTAGATTTCCGCGATGCCTTCAACGACTTCGACGCTTATGCAACCGAACTGGCAGAAATTCACCGGCAGTTTAAAAACCGAAACCATCCCGGCGCGTCCGACACAGTTGCCCAGGAGCAGATCGAGCAGATATCCGACCTTGCAAATCAGGAGGAGCCGAAAGGCACGAACTTTGTAATTGGCGCGAATGGTGCGAAGATGCCCACGACCCCGAAGGCGCGATACAAAGCCAACGCCGACGCTATCAAGACCCTGCGCGCCATTATGGCGGAAAACCGCATGGCAACCCCGCAGGAGCAGGAGACCCTTTCCAAATACACCGGCTGGGGCGGCCTGTCTGACGTTTTCAACGAGAAAAACGAGAGCTGGGCGAAAGAGTACAAGCAGCTTAAAAAGTTGCTGGATGACGGCGAGTATAAGACGGCAAAGGGATCTATCCTTGATGCGTACTACACTGACCCGTCGGTCATTCGCGGTATGTATAACGGCCTTGCGTCGCTTGGCTTCACCGGCGGCCGTATGCTGGAGCCTTCCTCCGGTGTTGGTCGTTTCATTGGCGCAATGCCGCAGGAAATGCTTGGCGGCGTGAAATCTTGGACGGCTGTTGAACTGGACAAGATCACCGGCAATATCGCAAAGTACCTTTACCCCAACGCCGACGTGCGCGTGCAGGGCTATGAGACGGCAAAAATCCCTGACGGGTATATGGACGTTGTTATCGGGAACGTCCCCTTTGGTAATATTCCCATCGCGGACAAGGCTTATCCCGCAAGCGTTACGAAATCTATCCACAACTACTTTATCGCTAAGAGCCTTGATAAGCTGCGTCCCGGCGGCATTGCCGCCATCATCACCAGCAGCGGCACACTGGACGCTATGGGCACTGAGGCGAGAAGCTATTTTATGAAGCAGGCGGACTTGATCGGCGCTATCCGTCTGCCGAACACCGCATTTGAGGGCACCGGAACCAACGTTGTTTCTGACATTTTGGTGTTCAAGAAGCGGGAACCCGGCACGGCCTACAAAGGCGAAGCGTTTATTGAGGTTGGCAGAAAGCCTTGGACGGGCGAAAACCAATGGGGCGGTTACGAAATCAACGAGTATTTCCTAAAGCACCCTGAAATGGTGTTGGGTACGGCAGCTTACGGAAAGGGACAGTACGGGCGCAATGTTGTGACCTACAATCCCCTTGACAGCAGACTTAGCCTGCAGAAGCAGATCGAGAAGGCTTTCGGCAAAATCAAGGCTAAGATGGACTACCCCGTGCAGCGCACGCAGGAGGAGATCAGAGCCGAGATCCGAGAAGCCTCCGGGAAGGTGAAGCAGGGAGGCCTTGTAAGCAAGGGCGGCAAGCTGTACCGCAATAACGGCGGTGTTCTTGAACACGCTGCGGAGATCAGCGAAAAGGACGCTGCTGCAGTTACTTCCATTCTTGAAATACGCGATGCGGCACGAAACCTACTGAACCTCCAGATTGACGACGGCGGGGAAGCTGCCATCACGGCGGCACGGAGCAATCTTAACAAGCTCTATGACGCTTTTGTGAAAAAGTACGGCAGCCTGAACCTTCCGAAAAACAAGAAACTGGTGCAGAATGACGTGGACAGTCCCTTCATTCTGGCGCTGGAGGACTACAACAACGAGACCCGCGTTGCAAAAAAAGCGGCCATCTTCAGCAAGAACACCATCACCGCGACGAAGGTTGTCACCCATGCGGACACCGTGGAGGAAGCGTTGACCGTTTCCCTGAACGAGACCGGCACCGTGGACATTCAGCGCATCGCCCAACTGACAGGCCAGCAGGCGGCAGCGGTAGAGCGGGAAATGCTGGAACGCGGTTTGGCGTTTAAGAACAGGAACGGCAACTTGGAAACCGCTGAAACCTATCTGTCCGGCAACGTCCGCGCGAAACTGCGCGACGCGGAAGCCCTGGCAGAGGGCGATGCGGACTACAACCGCAACGTGGAAGCCTTGAAAAAGGTAATTCCTGCCGACATTCCTGCCGAGGAGATCAAGGTGCGCCCTGGTGCAACGTGGATCCCCGACAGCATCTATTCCGCCTTTGCTGGTGAAATGCTTGGCGGTGCCGGCATGACTTGGCGTAGCGGTCAGCGCGTTCCCGCTGTGGAGGTTGTCTATAACCGCGCCGTGGGCAAATTCTTCATCGAGGTCAACGATCCGTGGCTGAAAAGCCGCCCCGAGAATACCTCTACGTGGGGCACTTCTGACCGGCCTTTCGTCGGCGGTCAGAACAGCATCCTTGAAGCTGCACTGAATAATAAGATGGTTAGCGTGTATCGCACCGTCGGAGATAGCCGCGTGCTGGATAAGCAGGCCACGGCAGCAGCGCAGGAGAAATTGGAGAAGGTGCTGGCAGAATTCCAGAGCTGGATTTGGAAAGACGAGGCCCGGCGCACGGAATTGGGTGGTCTGTATAACGAGGTTTTCAACAACACCGTTACGCCGAAGTATGACGGCACGCACCTGACTGTGATCGGCAGCAATCCCGAGAAGCCTATGCGTCCTCACCAGAAGAACGCAGTGCAGAGAGTTATCAACAGCGGCGGCAACACCCTGCTTGCACACCGCGTTGGCGCAGGTAAGACCTACGAAATGGCGGCGGCAGCCATGAAACTGCGGCAGCTTGGTATTATCAAGAAGCCTCTGTTTGTGGTGCCGAAGCACCTTGTTGCACAGTGGGACAGCGAGTTCCGCGACTTCTTCCCTGCGGCGAAGATCCTTCCGCTTGAACACAAGGACTTCACGCCTGCCAACCGCAAACTGTTTGCAAACCGCATTGCCACCGGCGACTATGACGCGGTGATTATGAGCTATGAGCAGTTCGGCATGGTGCCTATGAGTCAGGAGCACCAGGAGGCGTTCTATCAGGAACAGATCGACGCGCTGGAAATGGCAATCCTTGAAAGCAAGCGTGCCAGCGGCAAGCGCGACCCGTCCGTGCGGGACATGGAGCGCAGCAAAAAGACCTTTGAAACGAAGCTCAAAAAGCTGGGTGACGGCAAAAAAGACGTTGACAACATCAACTTTGAGCAGTTGGGCATTGACGCACTGTTTGTGGACGAAGCTCACAACTTCAAAAATCTGTTCTACAATACGAAGATGCAGGGTGTGGCCGACCTTGGCGATAAGGACGGCAGTATGCGGGCCTTCGACCTGTATATGAAGGTGCGCTACCTGCAGCGGCTCAACGGCGGGCGTGGCATCGTCTTTGCCACGGCAACACCGGTTATGAACAGCGTTGTTGAGCTTTACACCATGCAGCGGTATTTGCAAGGCGATCTTCTGGACGCGAAGGGCTTGACCAACTTCGACGCATGGGCGAACCAGTTTGGCGACGTTGTGACTATCCGCAAGATGAAAACCGGCGGCAACGGGTACGAGCTGAAACAGAGTCTTTCCAAGTACAAGAACCTTAGCGAAATGCAGCAGATGTTCCGCAGCTTTGCAGACGTTATCACCGACGCAGCAGACCTGCCCTATCTGAAAATCCCGAAGATGAAGGGCGGCAAGCGCATTGTTGTGGAATGTGAGCCGAGTGCGTTCCAGGAGCAGTTCATGGAAGAGCTTGGCCAGCGTGCCGAGGCTTTGCGCGGTGCAGGCAAGGGCGGCAGCGAAGATCATATTTTTAAGGTTTTCGACGACGGTAAGAAGATCAGTTTTACACAGCGCATGATTGACAGCGACCTTCCTTATGAGGACGGCGGCAAGATTATGAAGTGCGCGGAGAACGTGCTGGAAATCTGGAAGCGCACCAAGGCCAACAAGGGCACGCAGCTTATCTTCTGCGACCGAGGAACCCCAGGCGGCGCAGAAGCGCAACGCGGCGTTTCTCTGTATGAGGACGTTAAGAACCTGCTCGTGGCGGGTGGGGTGCCCGCAAATCAGGTAGCTTTTATCCACGACGCAGACACCGAAGAGGCAAAGTCCAAACTGTTCAAGGATGTCAAGGCTGGCAACGTCCGCGTGTTGATCGGCTCCACGGCGAAGATGGGCACCGGCATGAATGTGCAGGATCGCATTGTAGCTATGCATGAGCTGAACGCTCCCGACCGTCCCGGCGATCTGGAACAGAACGAAGGGCGTGCCTTGCGGCAAGGCAATATGAACGAAGAGGTTGAGGTTTACGCCTACGTAACCAAAAAGACCTTTGACAGCCGCCAGTGGGACAACCTGAAACGAAAGGCGACCTTCATTCATCAGATCATGGCCGGCGAGTACAACGGGCGCGAGGCGGACGGCGACGGCGACCTTGCATTGTCCGCGGCGGAAATTTCCGCGATTGCCTCCGACAACCCGCTTATCATGGAGCAGTTCGAAGTTTCCGAAAAGATTTCCAATCTGGAAAACCTGGAACGAGCGCATACGAAGGAAGTAGCCGAGGCCAAGCGGCGTATTGCAACCGCCGAAAAAGAGATCGAGAGCGACACGGAGTATCTGGAACGCTACAAGAAAGACCGTGAGAGCCGGCAGGAGACCGCAGGAGACAAGTTCCGTGCTTCCATAGGCGGTAAGACCTTTGCAGAAAGAAAAGCCGCAGGTGAGGCGCTGATTGCGGCTGCGAAGAGGACGCTTAACCTGAGCGCAGAGGCCGAGACCTACACTGAGGTTGGTAGCTTTGCCGGTTTCAAGCTGTTCGTTACCAGCAAGGGCGATATGATCCTGCGCGGCAAGGCGCAGTATCGCGGTACGGTCAATATGCAGAGCGCGGTTGGCACGATCCAGGCTCTGGAAGCAATCCCCAAGAGGATCGACGCCATTATTTCTGCTACCGAGACCCGACTGGCGGAGAATAAGGCGGCAATCACCAAGCTGCGGAAAACCGCTGCCTCCTCTTTCGACAAGGCGGAGGAGCTGATTGCAGCACGCGTGCGCGAGGCAGAGATCATGGCAGAACTGAACCCCCCGAGCGAGCAGCAGATGGCGGCGCTTGATGACGGCGACGATGTGGATAACGATGTTTCTTCTGTTGCCGATGCCGAACGGTGGACAGCAAAGCGAGTGGGCGGTAGCGAGAAAGCCCCCAAATCGCTGAGCGAGATTGTAGAACAAATCCGGCAGGACTTTGGCGTTCACATCACCACCGGACACGTTCGCGGCAAGGGCACACGAGGACAGTACAACCACCAGAACCAGGGGATCAGAACCAAGGTCGCAAACAACCTCCCCACGATTGCGCATGAGTTGGGGCACCACCTGACGCAGAAGTACAACCTGCTTTCCGGCCTAGAGGCTTCCGTCAAGACAGAGTTGGAGGACGCGCTGGGTGAAGGCAAAGAGAACTACCCGGAGAAGAAGTGGCATAGTGAAGGCTTCGCTGAATATCTGCGCAAGTTCTTGCAGAACCGGGAGACGGCGGCCATTGACTATCCCGAAGTAACCAAATTGTTCTTGAACGCGCTCTCCGGCAAAGACCGCGCCCAGCTCGAAGAGTTGGCCGACGAGGTGAACGCCTATTACTCTCTGGACGCGGACACCGCAACTAGCGCTATCAGGCTCCGCGAGGAAGGCGCACCGGATGCACGAACCGTTAGCCAGAAGATCCGGGCCAAGATGAGCGCTCTGTATCAGGCGTGGGTGGACAGCAACGAAGGCATAAAGCAATTCGACCGGGCAACCGGGGCAAACACCTACAAGATTGCCTCCAATGCTGCCTATGCAGATGCGATTGCCGGGCAGATCATCACCGGGGACCTGACTGGCACGAATGGACAGTACGTTGGCCCCGGTCTGAAAACCGCATTGTATGGCCTGGACATGAACAACAAGCAGGAGTACCGGCTGTTTGGCGAATACCTGACCGTGAAGCACGGCCCGGAACGCCTTGCAGAGGGTATGCGGATCTTCGCGGATGACAGAAAGAACAGTACGGGATGGATGCAGCGCAGGCAGGCAGAGTTGGAAGCCCAATATCCGCAGTTTGCGGAAATCTCTGACCGGCTGTATGAGTTCATCACGGCTTTCCACGAGGCATGGGGCGTGGAAACTGGCCTGATCGGAGAGGATACGTTTGAGGAGTGGAAGGTGCGCTGGCAGCATTACGTTCCCCTAAACCGCGCCGTCGGCGTTGGCAACCGGGGCATTGGTGCGAAGCGCGGCTTTGCGAACCAAACCAGCACCATCAACAAGGCTCGCGGCAGTGGTTTGGACATTGTGCATCCCGTGGACAACCTGATTAACAACATCGTTAAAATGGTTAGTGCAGGCGTGCGGAACAATGTTATGGCTACGATCACCGAGCAGGCGACGCAACTTGGCGCTAACGCAATGTTCCTTGAAAAGGTTCCTATGCCCTTGAAGGTGACGAAGGTGGATATGACTGGAGTAAAAGACCAGCTCACCGAGATGCTGGAAGGTAGTGACCTGGACGCAAAGAGCAAAGCGAAAGCCGGCGAAGTTGTCAGCAATCTGGACGACATTCTGTTCCAGTACGGCAGAGGCAAAGCATACGGAGACGTTGTTACCGTTCTAAAGGACGGCAAGCCTGAGTTCTGGAAAATCAACGATCCCCAGCTCCTCAGCTCCATCACAAACATGGCACCTAAAACGATGGACGGTATTCTGGACGCTTACGCAGTTGTCAGCCGGTTCATGACTTCGAACATCACCGGGAACAATGTGATCTGGTCTCTGTTCTCCAACTTCCCCCGCGATATGATGACGTTCTTTACCTACTCCAAGGATAAGAACCCTAAGCGGATGATTAAGGGCGTGAGCGATGCGTTTATCAACCGCGCTAAAGGAGACAAGGCTGATCCTCTCTACAAGGAGTTCCTTGCGATGGGCGGCGGCAAGACCAGCGCATACACCGCGGACAGAGATCTTGCCAAGAGGGCAAGGGAGAAACTTTCTGGCAAGAAAATCAACGCCAACCCCCTTGACTGGATCGCATATGTCAGCGATACGATCGAGAACGGCCCGCGATACGCTACCTACAAGCTCATGCGTGACCACGGCATGAACCCGCAGGAGGCTTTCTACGAGGCTATGGACATCACGGTTAACTTCCGGCGCGGCGGTAGAATTGCCCGGGAGTTGAACAAGGTGGTTCCGTTCTTCAATGCGAATGTTCAGGGCCTCGACAAATTCCGGCGCTGGATTACAGCAGAGGGAGTGCCTGCGGAGCATCGCAAAAAGGTCATTAAAACCAGAACGACGTACTACGTTGCGGCAAGCGCCGCGCTGGCTGCGATGATCTACGCGCTGAACATGGGCAGCGGTGAAAGAGAGAAGGAGTATGAGCAGCTCTCCACATATACCAAGAACAGCTTTTGGTGCATCCCGCTTGGCGACGGCAAGTTTTTTGCCATCCCCAAGCCCCGAGAGATCGGCGTGCTGAGTTCGTTCTTTGAGTCAACGCTGGAATATGTGATCGGAGAGAACGACCATGCGTTTGACGACTTCTACTCCTACGCAATGGAAAACTGCCTTCCCTCCATTGCAAACGACATTGCCCAGATCCCCAACAAGGGCCTTGTCGAAACCGGAATGAACATCATAGGCAGTTTTGGCGTTATCGGCGTAATTGGTTATCTGGGCGCAAACCGCGACTTCCTTGGGCGGCCCATCGTCTCTAGCGGCTTGCAGAACCTTGAACCCAAGGATCAGTACACCGAGCGCACAAGCAAGATTGCCTATTGGCTTGGGCAGGCGTATGGCGGCAGCCCTCAGCAGATCGACTACTTTTTCCAGCAGGTGCTTGGCGGTTGGTGGAAAGCCCAAAAAGCGCTGTTCCCCGTTGGCCAAGAAAACGTGGACTATACGCTTGGCGTGCAGAACACCTACGTGAAGGACAACCAGTATTCCACCGACCTTACCAACTGGCTGTATGACCGGAAAGACGCAACCAGCAGGGCAAATGCAAGCGACCCGGCCAACATGGAGAAGGCCATCTCTGCGAAGTGGGATAGCAACATGACCGATTTCTACGGCTCCTACTACAAGCTGGCGAAGAACAAGGCAGAGACCGTTGCTACACGGTCTACCCGGCAGCTTGTATTGGAGATGATCTTGGAATATCAGAAGGCAATCGACACAAACGCCAAAACGGAGACGCAGCGAGCTGTTGAGGAAGTCTGCACGAGCAAGAGCAGCACCGAGTTCCTTCCTTCTGTTATGCCTGTAGAAGTGACAGACGGTAAGGGCGTGAAGCACGTATTGTCTGATATTCAGTATGTTGAATTCCAAACGGACTATAACCGCCTGTACTGGGAGATCGTAGAGGAGACTCTATCCGGCAATGTGAATGAGCGAGCAGAAATTTTGAAGGCCGCTAAACGTGTCGCAAAAGAGGAGGCTGTGGAACGTGTTCTTGCGCGCATCGGGGCGCCGAAGTCTGCCTACACAACTACGTATGGCAACGTGTCCGCCGACAACGTGACGGAGTTCTTGGCAAGTGTTTCCGCGGCGGACGATGATGGCAGCGTTAAACAGGCTGAGGTGATTGACATTATCACGGGAATGGGCCTTAGTGACTCTGATGCATGGACGCTGTATTTCAGCAAGTACGACGGCAAAGCCGCAACTGCTGCGGAGGAGCACGGCATTCCTGCTGAGTTGTTTATGAACACGAAGCTGGAGCTGGACAACATCAAGCCGGACTACCGCAGCGACGGAACAGTTATCCGCGACAGCCGGCGCAGGAAGGTGGAATCCTATCTCGCAACTGTCTGCAGCGACTACAAGGAGTACCTGTTCTTCCTCGGGATGGAGTTCAGCTCTGTCAAGGACGACGCGGACTACATCGCGTATTTCGGCAGGGAAGATGATTAAAAACGAGAGGAGGCTCCCGTGTGGGGCCTCCTCTTTGTTTTTATTTTGCGTGGTTTTTCGTCTTGTGGTTGACATTTATTTCCCGGAATGTTAGAATGTCGGCGCACGCGAGACGTGAGCTGTGGGACTTTCCATGTACTAACTGAGTTTGTCCCGAAGGCTATGCTTAGTTAGGACATGGTATGGGCTAAAAAAATTTAATGGACTTTATTCGCTTGACGTCGCTTGTCCATTCAACCTCTATGCTCTCAATGATGGATCGCCAGAAGGAACGCTTGTGCTCATCGTCAAGGGCCTTGTAGATCTTCTTCCATCCGCCCGAAAGGACTTCCCTGATGTGTGTGTAGTCTCGCACCTCGTCGTGCTCGCTGCCCACCAGCGCGTCATGCAGCTGCTTGTTCAGCTCCTCAAAGTCTTTTTCGTATTGCTCTATGGTGCGGATCTTCCCGGTTCGCCATGAATAGTTCAAACGGTCAATCTGTTCGTTGATTTTATCAACGTCCGGCTTGGCCTTTTTTGCGTTTTTGGCGGCTACTTTCACGCTTTGCACTTCTGCGTCCTTCAGCAGATCCTCGATGTTGGAGAGCAGCATTCTTTCGAAGGTGTTCTCAAAGATCGATTTTCCGAAGGAGCATCTGCCGGCGGAAAAATGCTTGTTCTGGCAGCGGTACTGCTTGTAAACGTAATGGCCTCCGCCCTTTCTCGTTCCGGTATAGACACCGCCTTTGAGAAGCCTTCCGCATTCCGGGCACCGGATAAGCCCGCTGAACCAATACGCGCGGTTTTCCGTGGTGTTCTGCCGGACGTTACGGCGGGTGACGTTCTGCATCTTGTCCCATTCTTCCTTGGTCATGTACCCCTCGCAGAAATTGGAGTTTCCCCGGTAGCTTCCGTAGAGGATCGGCTTCTTCAGGTACTTGGAGAGGTTGCTGTAGTGCATGTCAATGCCGTAGGTCTCTTTGAGATGCCACATTGTGGACTTTATGCTTTGGTGCAGCATCACATGGCGGAGCATATCCTCGACAATATGCTGGGTTTTCGGGTCCTTCATTACGCGGCGCTTTCCGGTCTCCTTGTCCAGGGCATAGGTAAAACCGAAGGTGCAGTTACCGGACAGCCATTGGCCGTTGGCGATCTTGTAATCGTTGACCATGCGCACGCGCTCGCTGCCGGTGTCCGCCTCCATTTCCGCAATGGTGATCTTCATGTTCACCAGCATGCGGCCCTGGGCGGTTGTGAGATCGTAGTCCTCCTCGGTGGCTACCCATTCCACCGGCTCGATCCGGCGCATGCACTCGTGGTATTCCCGGACGGAGCGGAAAAATCTGTCCAGCTTGACGAAGATGATCTGCTCGAATTTGCCCTTCTCTGCGTCCTGGATCATCCGCTGGAGTTCAGGGCGCTTTGCGATTGGCTTTCTGCCGGACACGCCCTCGTCCACATACCATTCAACGATTTTCATGTTGTGTTCTTGCGCGTATTTCTCCAGGTGCATTCTCTGAGAGTCCAGGGATATGCCCCGGAGCTTCTGCTCATCCGTTGACACGCGGATGTATGCTGCCACAAGAAGGATTCTTGCAACGCTTGAGACTGTTGCAAAGGATGTTTCTTCCATGATGTATCACTTCTTTCGCTAGTTTTATTGTGGTGTCCAATTTTTCGGACTGGTGATGTTGATAATGATATTCGAACGGTTGTTCTATTTCTTGCGCTTGAACAGGGAGGCGATCAACTTAAATAGAGGAATTACCAGTAGGGCTATTATAGAATAAAGTGCAACGCCACAGCCTACGCCATAGACGAGAAGTACAACAAATAAAACCCAACCAATGATGTATTTAACAATTACCCACACGCGTTTCTCGCTTCCCGTAGGCTTTTCTTCTGCTAGCGCCGCTTCTATCCTATCGTAGTAGGCGTTGAGCTTATCCTTTGACTCTTGGCTCATTTCCCGCTTTGACGTTGTGCTGCTTTCACCGGTTTTGCCATCGAAGTCATACGGGCAGACGCCGCCGGGGTGCTGGTGTTCCGGATAACCGTGATGGTAGTGGTATTCCCCCGTTGAATGGTTTGTGTGGCCCCCTTTGCTATCTGTGCGGCCCGGATGGGCTAGGGCAACAACCGCGAGAAGAGCGGACAACACAACGGCGATGATCCTCTTTCTCATTTTTGGTGCAGCGTTCTCCACGCTTTCAACTCGTCCTTGAGGAAGTTGATCTGCTCCTGGTACTCGTCCTTGATGGCGCGGATGTCTTTGCGGTGCTGCTCGTCGATCATCGCCAGGCGCAGCTTCATTTCCTCGTTTTCCTTTTCCACGGCGGATAGAGTAGCGGTCTGCCTCTCCAGCTGCTCCATCTGCCGAAGCTCCCTCTCAACCTGTTCGGTGCAGGAAAATTCATCTGTGGTGCCGCCGATCAGGGCGATGAGGATGTTTTTGATTGTTGAATACTTGCAGTCGATGTAGTCGCCGGCTTTAATGCGGTTGATTGTGCCGATGGGAACTTTGCTCTTGTCCGCAAGGGTCTGATTCGTCCATTCCAGATGCTTTTGCCGCTTGCCGCACCATTGCAGCAGATCCGGAAAGGAAAGGAGCATTAGGTTTGGGACACAGCTTTCTCCTATGCGGGTGCATTTAATGCATTTTTCAAACATTTCTTTCTCCTACTATTCACTTTTGATATTGATTTTGCAGAAGTAATAAGCCTTGCGTTTAAGTGATGTGAAAGTATCACTTCTGCTTATTGAAAAAGATTTTCGTGAATGATAGGCTGAATGCGGGTCAAGAAAGCCCATCATTCCTCGCAACGGTGCAGGTCGTTCATGTTGGCGCATCTGCGGCCTGCACCGCAATTTAAACATTTACAACCAATAATTCCCTGGCAAGTTTTCCTTGTTTTCGACATTGGCTGTGTACTAAAATTGACAACGATTCCCGCCCCAAACGAAAGGACTGATTACATGAGAAATCAAGCTGCTTCTCCCGTCCCCCTCACGAATGAGGAACTCATGGCGTTTTCCGAGGCTATCCAAGACCCGGAGACCCGGCAGGCAATCATCACAATTTTAGAAGAAGCCGGATTGCTGCCCTTGTAGCTTCATCAGCATTGTAAAAGGCTTCTACCAAATCAGCATCCGGATAGTTGCGCTCACCTCCTTGTGGGGTGGGCGCTTTTTTTGTTTCCTCGTGCCCGAGCAGATAGTCCATTGAAACATCGAAGTAAACGGATATTTTGCTCAGTGTTTTTGTGGAAAGCTCCGCTGTTCGGTTCATTTTCAGATCAGTGAGATTGCCGCGTGGAATTTCTGTGTCCCGGCACATTTGGGTCATGTTCACCCCCTTGCCGTTGCACAAAGCTTCAATGCGTTTGTACATTTCGTTCAATTTCGTCACCTCGTTTTTGGGCATAGTGACGAAATTACTTCGTTCCTTATTTTCCCTATTGACTCTTAAGGATTGCCGTATTATTATAAGTCCGGGCGTTAAGGAATGAAGTAATCTCGTGTTTGTTTGGTCACTTACATAATATTACTTTGTCCCGTAATTGTCAATCGTGCACATATGGTGGTCATGGGAAAACCTGGCACAACATATTGTGCGCAAACAGGTAAATAGGAGGAATGAAGTTGGCAAAAACGAGCGAATTTGGCAAGGCGGTGAAGATCCGGCTGATCGAGCTGGAGAAAACCCACGAATGGCTCATTGAGCAGGTAAAGGAGCGAACCGGAGACTACTTCGACAGCTCGTTCCTGCACCGCATCCTGTCCGGCAAGCTGCCTGCGGAAAGCGGCAGAGGAGACAAGCCGGGCAAGGCGCAGGTCATCCGTGAGATCCTGGGAATGGAGAAGTAAGACATGAAGCCCAGGGGAAAGGACATTTTGGCGCGGCTTATCGAGCTTTACGCAGAGCAAGAGGGCGTAACGATCCAATGCGTAATCAAGCAACGGGAGGAGGCGCGGAATGGCTGAGAACAAAGAGTATGTCAAGCTGTGGCTGAGTTACAAGGACTACTTCGAGTCTTACAGTGCTGCTGAGGTGGGGCGTCTGGTGCTGGCGATGATGGACTATCATGCGTCGGGAGTGGAGCCTGAGTTCAGCGGGAGTGAAAGGTTCGTGTGGCCTGCGATCCGGCGAGACATTGACAACTCCAAGGACACGCTTGAAACCGCAAGGGAGAACGGGAAAAAGGGCGGCAGACCAAAAGGGTCAATAACCCCCGGAAACCCAACAAAACCCCCCGAAACCCAAAATAACCAAGGAAAAGGAAAAGGAGAAGGTAAAGGTAAAGGAAAAGGTAAAGGTAAAGGAGATATATATCCGCCCACACGACACGAATACGGCGAATACAACAACGTTTTGCTCTCCGACACGGACTTGGACAAGCTCAAAGCCGAGTTTCCCGATTGGGAGGCTAGGATTGAGAGGCTTAGCGGCTACATGAAGTCCACGGGCAAGGCGTACAAGGATCATCTTGCTACGATCCGCAACTGGGCGAGGAAGGACAAGGAGGTAAAGGCCAATGGAGAGCCTGAAAAGCCTACTGGGGCAACGGTTGAATACGGACTTGTTCTCTAACCTGCCGAAGTACGGGACGCTGGAATACGAGCAGATGCGTGTGGATGGCCTGAACAACGAGAAGGGCGAGCTGAACCTGGAGGACGGATATGACTGCCCTCTGTGTTTTAACAAGGGCGTTATGTACGGCGTGACAGAGAGGAGCGGCGAGTACGGCTTCTCTGCAAGGGACTGCCAGTGCATGCCGGTGCGCAATTCCATCATGCGGATGCGAAGAAGCGGACTGGAGAAGGTCATCAAGGACTTGACGTTTGACAAGTACGAAGATACGGAGCCCTGGCAGAAGCACCTGAAGGATCTGGCTATGAACTACGCCCAAAACCCGGTGGGGTGGTTCTTCCTGGGTGGGCAGCCGGGGTGCGGCAAGACGCACTTATGCACGGCGATCTGCCGGAAGCTGCTGCACAGAGGAAAGCCGGTGGTCTACATGCGGTGGCGCGAGGAGGTCTCCAAACTGAAGGCGCTGTCAATGGAGGGCGACGAGCGGCAGAAGGAGATCGACCGCTACAAGCACACGCCGGTGCTGTACATCGACGACCTGTTCAAGACGGGCAGGGGGCCGGACGGGAAAGACCCGAGACCGACCAGCGCAGACGTCTCCCTGGCGATGGAGATCCTGGGGCACAGATACGGAGACCCGGACTTGCTGACCATCATATCCACGGAGCTGTCCATCGGGGAGATCACGGACATAGACGAGGCCCTGGGCAGCCGCATCGTGGAAAAGGCCAGAGAGAACTGCATTGCAAGCATCAAGAAGGACAGAAAGAAAAACTACCGCCTGCGTGGCGTAACGGAATTGTAGGAGGGCAAAGAATGAAAGGTTTTTTTAGATTGCTGGTTGTGGCCGGCCTGCTGTTCACCGTTGGGACTGTGGGCGCGTTAGAGTGCGAGACCATCGGCGTAGGCCAGTTTTGGCTGCAGAGCGCCGCAGGCATTGCGGCGATGTGGGTAGGGGCTCACTTCGGCGGACTGTTCTATGTGGGAGGTGACGAATGTTGAGAGACCATCCAGACATCGAGCGGATCGAGAGATACGGGCACATCGAAGAGCCCCGGTGGCCCCGCTGTCCCGTGTGCAACGAGGAGTGCGAAACGATCTACCTCAACGGCCACGGAGAGCCCGTTGGGTGCGATGAGTGCCTGGAAAGCATTGACGCCGCAGACTACGAGGAATAAAAAAAGCGCCCTCCGGTGGACAAGACCGAAAGGGCGCAACGGAAAAAATTGCTACACCCATTATACGGGAAGAAAGGAAAAAAATCAAGATGGCACAAGCAAAAATTGATACCGGCGCCCTGAGAGCCTGGGCCGCGAGTGAGGGACTGAGATTCTGTGATGTTGGCGAGAAAATCGGCCGGGGCAAAAGCTATATCAGCAACTGCCTTCTGACTGGCTCGATGGTAGAAAGCGCGTACAAGATGTTGTGCAATGTGTTTTGCCTGCCCGGAGGCGCGTTCATTCCTGCACCCTGTGTGCCGGAGAAGTCGAAGGAAGCAGAAGGCTACACCATCGGCATGGACGTGAGGCCCGACCGTGTCCGCCTCTGTGTGAAGTATGATGGTGTGGAAGTCCACCGGGCACACGCCCTTATCAAAGGGGACACCGAGCTTGACCTGCTGCAGGCCGTGAGCTATGCCGCGCACATGATCTACAAGCTGGCGCAGCAGAATGTTTTGGGAGGGGACGAAAAATGAAAAAAAGTGAAATCTTCCGCAGGGCAGCCGTCGCTGTTCTGGACAGCGAATATCTGAGCGGCAAGGAAAAGGTGGAGATCATCGAGGAACTTCTGGATCAGCGGTACCTTGCGAAGCTGGTTGAGGACGCCGCGGAAAAGAGGGCGCGGGATGAAGCACGTTGACAATGCGGTGAGCGCCTTTGAAAGCGGCGTGAAGTTTTACACGACCGCAACAGTAAAAATCAGCTTTCCGGAAAACCGCGTGTGCTGTAAATTCTGCCCCTTGCTGGAGACCTACGCACGGATGCAATGCAGAAGAACCGGTGAGTACATTGCGGATGACAGAAGTATTGGCGGGATGTGCCCGCTGGTGTTTGAGGAGGTAAACGAATGATGAGTATGGAGCTTTGGCAGAAGTTTACGCAGACGCCCACCGAAGCGCAGAAACCTATTGAGGCAGGACGGCTCAAAGGTTTTACGGACATCAATCCCATGTGGCGACTGAAGCGGCTGACGGAGGTATTCGGCCCCGTTGGGTTCGGATGGAAGTATGAGATCACTAAGACGGAGATCATCCCTGGGGCAGACGGCGTTATATCCGCCTTCGTGGACATCCTGCTGTACTACAAGTGGGGCGGTGAATGGAGCGAAGGCATCCCCGGCACCGGCGGCAGCTCCTTTGTGGCGAAGGAGAGGAACGGCCTTTACACCAGCGATGAGTGCTTCAAGATGGCTCTTTCCGATGCCATCGGCACGGCCTGCAAAGCCTTGGGCATGAGCGCAGACATCTACTTCTCCAAGGATCGGAGCAAGTACAACTCCGCGGAGCCGGTTGGCGATCCGGCACCGAAAAAGCCTGTCTGCACAGACTGCGGAGGCAACATCGTGCCAGTGAAGGCGGGCGAAAAGGTGTTTGCGGCGGACGACATCATCGAGAACACCACGTCCACCTACGGAGTGCCCCTGTGCTGGAAGTGCGCAAAAGAGCGGGCGAGGGCTGCGATGGGCGGCGATCATGGATGAAAACACCCTGTGACACTGTAAAGGGGAACATTGTAGGCTACGACGAGAAAAGGGGTGAGGTGCTTATCCGCGCCCCATACTCGGACTGGCCGACCATGCTCCGCAGGGAGTACAAGCATTGCCTTGTGCAGATGGTGGACTCCAGGCCGCTATCCGACCAGCAGCGGAAGATGTGCTATGCCCTGCTCCGGGAGATTGCAGACTACACCGGTCAGGGGATAGGCCCCACGAAGGAATGGATGAAGATCAAGTTCCTGGCTGACGATCTGGAACAGACGGCGGACAAGATATTCTCCCTGAGCAACGCGCCCATGAGCCTGGTGTGCGCCTTTCAGAGATACCTGATCCGCTTTGTCCTGGACTTTGACATCCCCTGCCGGTTCTCCCTGCTGGAGTACGCGGACGACATCCCGGATTATATCTACCACTGCCTCATGACCAAGAAGTGCTGCATCTGCGGCGCACATACCGACTTGCATCACGTGGAGCGGGTGGGCATGGGCAGAAACCGCAACGAGATCATTCACGAGGGGATGGAAGTGCTTCCCCTTTGCCGGGAACACCACCAGGAGGCCCACACGATGGCGGACGAGGACTTTTTTGCGAAGTACCACTTACCGGGTGGCATTGTGTTAGACAAGACGCTGTGCCGCCTGTACGGGCTGAAGAAGAGAGGAGACAAGGCGTGAACATTCTGGACTATATCCCACAGGGGCGGGCGAATGCCGTAACCCGGCGGGAGCTGGGACTGATCTTGAACCTGCCGGACAGAACGATCCGGAACATGATCGAGGACGCCCGGCGAGAGGGTGCGATCATCATCAACGACGGCTCCGGCATTGGGTACTACCGAAGCGACAACCTGCAGGATCTGCACCGGCAGTACAAGATGAACCAAAGCAGGGCCATGAGCGTGCTGGTGCAGCAGAAGCATCTGCGGCGCCGGATCAAGGAGCTGGGTGGTGAAGCGTGAGAGAGCTGACCATCACCCTGCAAGGGGTGCCGCCAAGCCTGAACCGATTTGCCGGGAGGCAGAACGCCTGGGAATACCGGCAGGCCAAGCAGCAATGGACAAGCGCGGTCTACTACACCTGCAAGGCAAGCAAGGACAGGCCGGCGCAGCCATTTAAGCGGGCGGTGGTGGAGATCACCTATTATTTCCCGGACAAGAGGCGAAGGGACAGCGATAACTTTGCCGGGAAATTCCTGCTGGACGGGCTTACACAGGCGGGCGTGATCGCAGACGACGACTTTGCCCACATCCGTCTTGTGTTGGCCGGGGCATACGACAAGAACAATCCACACACGGAAATCAGAATAACAGAAACAGAATAAGCGGCCTGTCGGTGGAAGGTAAACCGACGGAAAGGAATTATTATGAACACCACTATCAACACCGCCGTTATCGGAAAATTCTGCGTCATCCGCTGCAGCCGAGCCGGGGTCTTTGCCGGTACTGTTGAGGAAATGGACGGCCAGACCGTCCTTGTGAGAAATGTCCGCAAACTGTGGCGGTGGTACGGGGCCACGGAAACGATGCAGATCGCGCTGGAGGGCGTGAAGCGCCCCCGCGACTGCCGCTTTACCGTGTCCGTGGACAGCCTTGTGCTGACGGACGCTATCGAGGTCACGCCCGCTACCGAGGCCGCAAAAGCCTCCATCGATGGGGTGAAGGTATGGAAGATCTGAAAACCAAAATCCGTGAGTTTCTGAACGGCTCCGGCGACGACTCCGGCTACGGCTACGGCTCCGGCGACGGCTATGGCTACGGCGACGGCTCCGGCGACGGCTTGAAAGAATATAACGGGCAGGCGGTCTACTTTGTGGACGCTGTTCCGACCCTCATAGACCATGTCCACGGCAGCTTTGCCAAGGGCAGGATCGTAAAGGGCGATTTGACTACAGAGACCTGCTATATCGTCAAGCGCGGCGGCCTCTTTGCCCACGGTGAGACCCTAAAAGAAGCCACGGAGGCGGTGCGGGAGAAGGTGTTCGATGATATGCCGGAGGAGGATCGGATCGCCGCCTTTGTGGAGGCGTACCCGAACCCCGAGCAGGCGGTGGACAATCGGGAGCTTTTCGACTGGCACCATCGGCTCACCGGCTCCTGCGAAATGGGGCGAAAGGCGTTTGTGGCGGATCGTGGGCTGTCTCTTGACGGCAAAACCACCGTGGCGGCGTTTATCCGCCTCACGGAAAACGCCTACGGCGGCGAGACTATACGAAAGATGAAAGCACACTACGAGGAGGATATTTGACATGGCACTGAACAGAACCTGCATCCAGGGGCGGCTTACGCGAGACGTGGAGCTGCGAACCACCGGCACCGGCGTCCCTGTTACGTCCGGCACGATTGCATGGAGCGAGAAGCACGGCGAGACGGAAACGAAGCTGTTCCTTCCCTTTGTCGCCTGGCGCGGCACGGCGGAAATGCTTGCCCGGTGGTTTTCCAAAGGGCAGGAGCTTTTGCTGGAGGGCAAGCTGACCACACGGGCCTGGACAGACAAGACCGGGCAGAAGAGAGAAGTTGTTGAGCTGGTGGTAGACAGCGTACACTTCTGCGGAAACAAACTCACAGACCGCCCTGCGGCCTCTCCGGCATATGAGGAGCCCGGAGAGCAGTATGCCGTCATTGACGATACGGACGAGACGCTGCCGTTTTGATTGCCAGAAAGCCGCTGCCGCCTTGCGTTTTGGGCAGTCCTTCACGCAAGGCCGGCTGTGCGGCAGGCTGTGAGGCGTGGGCGGCATATGAAGAACAGAGGAACGAGTTTTACCACAGCAAGCACCAGGACTTTGAGGCGGAGATGCTGAGCGCGGCAGAGCGCCGCCGGGTAAGACAAAAGGCGTGGAAGAACCCACGATACAGGAGGGTGTAATGATTTTAGACTCAGGAGACCGCCGGAGGTTTGATACCGGCGCGGTACGCGATATGGCCGAGGGGAAGGGACGGATGGACTTGCTTCCCTGGGCGGCGATCATGGAAGTGTCCAAGCATTGCGAGAACGGAGCACAAAAGTACGGAGAGCACAACGTTGACAAGGGAATACCGACGCACAGCCTTTGCGACTCCGCCGCACGGCATCTTGCAAAGTACCTGGACGGCATGACGGATGAGCCGCATCTGCTGGCGGCTGCGTGGAATTTGCTCTGGGCGATCCAGATGGAGCTGAAGCACCCGGAGATGGTGGACACGCCCTGGAGGGACCCGAATGCGGAGTAACGAGTTTCACAACCGGCTGCGATACCTCCGGGAATATCGGGAGATGACATCCGCGGAAATGGCAAGGCATACCGGACTGTCAAAGGCGCAATACTGCAACTATGAGATGGGGAAGCATACCCCGAACATCGAGATCGCGCACAGGATCGCCAAGACCCTCAACGTGCCGCTGGCCTTCCTGTTCGAAGGCGAGCTGCCGAAGCAGAAAACACCGGAGTGGGTGCGGGAGGAGTGCGTGCTGGGCAAGAAGAATGTCAACGACTCCGCCGCATACCGGTGCGGGATCGACTGCAAGCGGTGCGGCTGGAATGCGTATGTTGCGGCGCAGCGGAAGCAGGCGATTCGGGAAGGGCGGATGGTGTGCGACGACCGGGGCCTCCAGACCCTGCGTGTGGGCAGAATGGGGGTGCGGTAATGGCGGTTATCAAAGTCCGGGACAGCTACAAGGTGTGGACAAGGGAAACCATGAAGAACCGCATGATAGCTTGTGCCTTCGTCCATCACAATGTTACAAACCCGGAGAAGCTGCTGAACCGCACATACCGCTCCATGTTCATCGAGTGGTATCTGCACAACATCGGGTACTATGTGACATTGCCGTTTACGAGGATCGAAGCATTGCGGAAAATCAATCTGCGGTGCAAGGATGTTGATTTGGAGGAATGGAAATGACTGACAGAGAAAAGCTGATTAAGTTGCTGAAAAGTAACCCATATGCAAATACCCCATATTCGATTGCCGACCACCTTCTTGCCAACGGCGTAATCGTACTGCCCTGTAAGGCGGGAGATACGGTGTATGTCTTGCGAGAGGTATACGAGTATGGTGGAAACTATTATAGAGAAATATCTGAGGAAACGGCAGAAGTGTTCTCTTTGGGAACGGATGAGGATTTTTATTCGCTTGAACAATTCGGCAAAACCGTCTTTCTCACCCGTGAGGAAGCAGAAGCGGCGTTGAAGAAGGGGCAGGAATGAAAACTTGCGGAGATTGCATCCACGCAGATATTTGCGAAAATGACCCAAGCATTCCCGGTTTCAACCGAGATAATCTTGCCTACTGCCAAGGCTTCCGTGCAGAGCAGAAGTGGATTCCTGTGACGGAGAGGTTGCCGGAGGAAAGGCATTGGGTGCTGGTGTGGCACACCGGATATGGGACAGCAAAGAAAGCGAAGTACAAGGACGAGGGTTTGCCTATGTTTGTGCTTGATGGACACTGCGATAACAACGGAGAAGTCACCCATTGGATGCCGCTTCCCGAGCCGCCGAAAGGAGAATGATTATGGGATTGTGCGAAAACTGCAAGATCACGATGTGCCGAGCTGAAAGGGATGATGTAATCGGGTGCGCTGAATTTGTTGCAAAGGACACAAATGTCCTTACCAACGCAGACCGCATCCGGGCGATGAGTGATGAGGAATTGGCAACCGAACTGCTTCCTTTGTTTGAGGCATTGTGTGAGGACGGTATACCAAGCCCGGAGTATATGCGATTCTGGCTCAAACAGCCGATGGAGGGGGAATGATGACACTAAAGGACAAGGAAACAATACAGAGAATGCTTGGAAAAATCGAAGCAGTAGCCTTTGTGTTGAATGAAAAATATTCCACCGTGTTGCTTGATGCTTTGGAGGTAATAGACAACATACTTGATAAGGAGGGTGAATGATGGCTCTTGACAAAGCGATAGAACACGGCAAAGAAAAGCGAAAGCCTTATCGTGGTGCAAAAGCGATAGACCCTCATTGTAGAAACCACGGAAATTGTCCGTGGTGTCAACGCAAGGTGAAGTATAAGGACAAGAAACGGAGAGTGAATGATGGCTGATGAAAAACGGCTGATTGATGCCAATGCGTTAATTGAAGAATTGGATAAAATAAATCTATATGACCCAATTCACATACTGCGAGATACAAAAATGGCTGTAAGAAAAGCACCTACAATAAAAGTCCAGCCTGTCAAGAATGGTAATTGGGTGTATTATTCCGCAACGATGCAAGAATGTTCAAATTGCAAACAACACACAGCACGGCACAAGTTCAAGTATTGTCCGCACTGCGGAGCAACAATGGGGGATAAATTACATTATGCGATTGACTGACAAACGATTTCTTTCTCAAGGTTTTTATCAGCCAAAAAACAAAGAAGAACGGAAAGAAATATTAAATATGGAAAAGCCGTCCTATGAGGAAATCTACAGAAAGCTCGGCGAGTACGAAAACAGAGAATGCCATGGAAAGTGGCTATTTATTGACATTGACGGTTATTGGTATAATGAGTGCTCTGTTTGCGGACAAAGAACGGAAAACAACACAGGCCATCCTCCCGATTTTAACTATTGCCCTTATTGCGGTGCGAAGATGGACGGAGGGAATGACGATGGCTGATGCAGACCGCTGTGTTATGTGCGGGGCAATTATCCCCGAAGGAAGCCATGTGTGCGAAATGTGCGGGAAAACGGAGTTTCCCTATGAGCCAGACGGCAAGGCTCACAAGTGCAGGAGCGGATGCGTGTATGCCGGGAAGCTGGTTGATATGCCATGCTGCAACTATCTCTTTGACGCAGGACACCCGCGGCCATGCCCCGCCGGGAAAGGCTGCACAGCGTACAAGCGGGGCAAACGGAAGAAGCCGGTATGGATGGAGGTTGTAGAGTAATGGATTACGAGAAGGAATACAAGCGGTGGAAGGCCAGAGCGGAACGGCTGGACAAGGACCTGAAGAAGCGGAAAGAGGATGAAGCCGGCTGGCAGGAGCTGCTGCAGGCAAATAACGCCATTGTGGCGGCTGTTCTCCGATGTATAGGGGCAGGCAAGGGCGATCCGCTGAAAGTGCCCCAGCAGGCCGTGAGGGAGGAGCTGGCGGGCAAGCACAGAGTATGCGTCGGCGGAACTGCGGACAACTATCTGCTGTATGTTGAGGAAGCATAAACAGGGGGGATGCTTATGCAGGAGTTTTCCCGGCGGCTGCAAGCGCTGCGGGAAAGGCGGAGAATTAGCAGGCGGGTATTGAGCGAGCTGTGCGGACTATCCTCCGATGCGGTAAGGCGGTATGAACGGGGAGAAGCGGAGCCAACGCTCACGTCCCTGCTGGCGCTGGCAGACTTTTTTGAAATATCCCTGGATGAATTGGTCGGGGAAAAGAAATAGGGAGAGCTTCGGCTCTCTCTATTTTTTGTGTGAAAAAGTTATAAAACTGTACAATCTGCCACTTTTAAGTGGAGCTTTTTTCTGCGGATGGTGTACGTTGCATATGTAAAACAACGGAGAGGAGGGGGAATATGGCTGGAAAAGGCCCGCAGAAGCGGGACGATACCGGAGCGAACAGAGACGCAAAGGGAAGGTTTGGCAAGGGGAACAATGCGAACCCTGGCGGCAGACCTAAGAAGCCTGTGGAGCTGGAGCTGTACGCCAAGGACGCACCGGCAAAGCTGAGAGCCATTGCGGATGATCCTGCCACTCCCGTGAAGATCAAGGCGGACATTGAGAAGTTCTTCTTTGAGGCTGTGTACGGCAAGGCTACGCAGGCCGTGGACATGGAGGGCAAGATGGAGAGCATTGGCTCGACGGTGATCGAGTTCAAGGGAGAGATCGCTGAATGGGCGAAGTAGAGCCTTTGATCTTCAAACATCTGCGAGAGGAAGTACCGAACCCCAAGCAGATCGAGTTCTTCAAGGCGCAGGCCAAGCACATAGGCTACGGCGGCGCGAGAGGCGGCGGCAAGAGCTGGAGTGGTCGGCGTAAGGGTGTAATGCTCTGCATGAATTACGAAGGGCTCAAAGGGCTGCTGTTGCGCCGCACAATGCCTGAGCTGCGGAGCAACCACATTATCCCGCTTATGCGCGAGCTATACGGCTACGCCAAGTATAACAGCGACCAGCGCGCCTTCCTCTTCCCCAACGACAGCCGGTTTATGATGGGCTACTGCGACAACGAGGGGGATCTGCTCCAATACCAGGGCCAGGAGTTCGACTTTATCATCTTTGAGGAGGCGACACAGTTCCCGGAAGAGTGGATCACGTTCATCTGCACCTCGCTGCGTACCACCAGGACGGACTTCAAACCCCGCGTGTACTACACCATGAACCCTGGTGGGGTAGGTCACGAGTACATCAAGCGGATCTTCATTGACCGCAACTATAAGGACGGCGAGAACCCGGAGGACTATGTGTTCATTCAGGCCACGGTCTACGACAACAAGGTGCTGATGGACGCGAACCCGGAGTACATAGACATGCTGAAGGCTCTGCCGGAGCACAAGCGCAGGGCGCACCTGGACGGCTGCTGGGACGTGTACGAGGGGCAGGTGTTCGAGGAGTTCCGGAATGACCCGGAGCACTACGATGACCGGCTATGGACGCACGTGATCGAGCCGTTTGATATACCGGCGACATGGCCGATCTGGCGCAGCTTTGACTTTGGCTACAGCAAGCCGTTCTCCTGTGCCTGGTGGGCGGTGGATTATGACGGGCGGCTGTACCGGATCCTGGAGCTGTACGGCTGTGTGCCCAATGAGCCGGACACCGGTGTCAAGTGGAGCCCGGACGATATATTCCGGGAGATCCACCGGATCGAGGAAGAACATCGGTGGCTGAAGGGCAAGCACATCCAGGGTGTAGCTGACCCTGCCATATGGGACGCCTCGCATGGTGTGAGCATTGCAGAGACCGCAGAGAAGCAGCGGGTCTACTTTGAGCCAGGCGACCACAAGCGCCTGCCCGGCTGGATGCAGATGCACTACAGGCTGCAGTTCGACGAGGACGGCGTCCCCATGATGTACATCTTCTCCAACTGCAAGGCGTTCATTCGCACAATCCCGCTGCTCACCTATGACGAGCACAAGCCGGAGGACATCGACACAAAGCAAGAGGATCATGTGGCCGACGAGGCGCGTTATCTGTGCATGGCTAACCCCATGAAGCCTGTAAAGGTGAAAGAGCGCAAGCCTGCTGTCTACGATCCTCTGGCGGATGATGAGCAAACCGTGGATCGGTACGCATTCTACAGGAAGTATTAAGGAGGCGACGTATGCCGGATATGAATACGCCCAACGCAAAGGGCAAGACCATCAAGGACTATCTTCCCCTGGCGGCACAGAAGCTGATGGGCAGAGGCCCGCAGAGAGCGCAGCAGGAGGAAGAAGCAGTCAGAGCCGATACAAGTCCTGCTATCGACAAAAAGGTGCTGGAGAAGGTCATGCAGACTCTCAAGGACTACAAGGCAGGCAAGGCTAATCTGGAGGCGCGGATCGTGGAAGAGGAGCGCTGGTGGAAGCTGCGCCACTGGGACATTATCCGCGGGCACAAGAGCGGGCAGATCAAGGGCGAAGAGGAGCGGCCTGAGCCTATTTCTGCATGGCTGTTTAACTCCATTGCCAATAAGCACGCTGATTTCATGGACAACTTCCCGGAGCCCAACGTGCTGCCGCGGGAGCTGAACGACGAGCAGGACGCCCAGGCGCTGTCCTCCATCCTGCCGGTGATCTTTGAGCGCAACGAGTACGAGCAGACCTACTCCCGTGCTGCGTGGTACAAGCTGAAGCATGGCGTTGTGGCAAAGGGTGTGTTCTGGAACAACGCCCTGGAGAACGGACTGGGCGACATCGACATCCGGTTCATTGACGTGCTCAACCTGTTCTGGGAGCCGGGCATCACGGATCTGCAGGTCTCCCGCAATCTGTTCAACGTGGATCTGGTGGACAACGATCTGCTGGAGCAGAGATACCCGCAGCTCAAAAACAAGCTGGGCGGTCAGGTGATCGACGTAAAGCAGTACGTCTACGATGACAACGTGGACGTGAGCAAGAAGTCCCTTGTGGTGGACTGGTACTACAAGAAGCAGACGCCGGAAGGCAAGGACATTCTGCATCTGTGCAAGTTCGTGGGCAGTGAGGTGCTGTTTGCCTCGGAGAACGAGCCGGACAAGTACCCTGACGGCTTCTATGCACACGGCAAGTACCCCATCGAGCTGGACGTGCTGTTCCCGGAGGAAGGCACCCCTACCGGCTTTGGCTACATTGCCATTATGAAGTCCCCCCAGCTCTACATTGACAAGCTCTCCCAGGTCATTCTGGAAAATACGATGATGAGCGCAAAGGTGCGCTTCCTGTGCAAGAAGGGCAGCGGCATCAATGAGGAGGAGTTCCTGGACTGGAGCAAGCCTCTGGCGCATTACGAGGGCGATCCCAACAATATCATTCCCATCAAGGTGGAGCAGGTGGGCACCAACGTGCTGAACGTGCTGCAGATGAAGATCGACGAGCTGAAGGAGACCTCCTCCAACCGCGACGTATCGCAGGGCAGCTCCTCCGGCGGTGTCACCGCTGCGGCAGCCATTGCGGCGCTGCAGGAGGCAGGCAACAAGACCTCCAGAGACATGATCTCCGCTGCTTATCGCTCCTACACGCAGGAGTGCTACCTGGCTATTGAGCTGATCCGTCAGTTCTACGATGATACCCGCTCCTTCCGCATTACCGGCGAGACGGGGTATGAGTTCGTGCAGTACAACAACGCCACCATCAAGGGGCAGGCTATTCCTCCTGCATTCGCCGGACAGGCAATGATGCCGGGATATACGCCCGCCATGCGTGTGCCGGTGTTCGACGTTGTGGTACGGCCTCAGAAGCGCAGTCCCTACAGCAAGATGGCGCAGAACGAGCTTGCTAAGGAGCTGTACCAGCTGGGCTTCTTCAATCCGCAGCTGGCAGAGCAGAGCATGACCGCCCTGGAGCTGATGGACTTTGACGGTGAGGAGAAGGTCAAGGAAAAGGTACAGCAGGGACAGACCTTGCTGAACCAAATGACCATGATGCAGCAGCAGATGCAGAAGATGGGCATCATCATTTACAAGCTCACCGGCAACGATGTTCTGGGCCTCCTTGACGGCCAGAACGCTCCTGCGCCCCAGGTGGCGCGGGAAGGCAGCGCAGAGGGCAAGAGCATGGGGAGCGCGGCAACAGACGCCGCCAAGGCCACCATGACGAGCTACGGGGAGCGGCTGGCATCGAGAGCCAAGCCAGACATGAATAACACATGATCCGGGCGAAGTACAGCACAGACGGCGAGAGCCATTCCCTTGTGATGGCAGGGCACGCCGGGTATGCGGATAAGGGCGACGACATTGTGTGCTCTGCGGTGTCGTCCCTGATATACGCCCTCCTGGGATGGCTGGAGAACAACCCCGAGGACTTGGAGTGGAGCAATGCAAGCGTGGACAGCGGAGACGTGCATATCGTCTGCTTTGGCGGGGAGCGCACGTCTGCCGTGTTCGATATGACCGCCATCGGTCTGGAGCAGATCGCAATGAAGTATCCGGACTGTTTGGAGATTGAAATAGCCGGTATTGCCGGATGACTCACGGGAACAGACCGCGAAGAAAGGAGCATGAAACCATGCACAAGAAAACCTTGCTTGACATCAACCTGAAACTGTTTGACGGCACAGCAGGCGGAGCTGCCCCTGCCGGGGGAGGCTCTGCACAGGGGATGGAAGGCGCAACGCCAAAGGCTGACGTGAAACTGCCCGGAAGCAGCCGCCGGGCAAAATCGGGCGCATATGACAACGTGGTGTTCGGAAAGCAGGAGGACGCTCCCGCTGCCGGCAACACTCCCGCCGCCGGGGAGGACAAGGGACAGGGCGTGTCCAAATCCGGAGTGTCTACCACTTCGGACGCTCTTGAAGCCAAGCGGAAAGCATTTAAGGAAATGATCGAAGGCGAGTACAAGGACGTGTACGCCGAGAATTTCCAGCAGGCTTTTAACCGCCGCTTCAAGGAAGTAAAGGGGATGGAGACCAGTCTAAGCGAGCAGAAGCCGATCCTGGATATGCTCATGCAGCGGTACAAGATCGCAGACGGCGACATGACGAAGCTCCAGACCGCAATCGAGCAGGATGACCGTTATTATGAAGAAGCCGCGGACGAGGCCGGACTGACTGTAGAGCAGTTCAAGGCCATGCAGAAGCTGGAACGTGAGAACGCCGAGCTGAAGCTGCTGCGGCAGCGGCAGCAGGGCGAGCAGCAGGCGCAGCAGAAGCTCAACGAGTGGTACGCCGAGAGCGAGAAGGTGAAGGCGATCTACCCCACCTTTGACCTGAAGGCAGAGACCGCCAACCGCGATTTTGTTGGCCTACTGAAGTCCGGACTTAGCGTGCAGCAGGCATATGAGCTTGTGCACATGGAGGAGATCAAGGCAGGCGCTGCCCAGGCTGCGGCACAGACCGCCGGGGAGCAGATGAAAGCCAGGATCCAGTCCAGAGCCGCGAGACCCGCAGAAAATGGTACGTCCTCTCAGGGTGCCGTAATCGTGAAGAGCGACGTCCACAACCTGACCCGCGCAGACCGTGCGGAGGCTGTGAGACGAGCACAACGAGGGGAAACTATTCGCTGGTAAGATTAGCTTCCCCTGCACATGAAAGGGGAAACCACAAATGAGAAAACTTTACAATGTAAACCTGCAGCTTTTTGCAAACATGAACACCCAGACCACTCTTCTGAACGCCACGGGCACCAACGACCTGTCTCCCGAGATGAAGGTGTTCTACTCCGACTACCTGATCGACAACGCCGTGCCCAAGCTGGTGCACGATCAGTTCGGCCAGAAGCACCCCATTCCGAAAAATGGCGGTAAGACCATCGAGTTCCGGAAGTACAGCCCCCTGCCCAAGATGCTGACTCCTCTGACCGAGGGCGTCACTCCTGACGGCCAGAGCCTCAATGTGACCACCATCGAGGCGACCGTGGCTCAGTACGGCGGCTACGTGACCCTGTCCGATATGCTGCTGCTGACCGCCATTGACAACAACCTGGTGCAGGCTACCAAGCTCCTGGGCAACCAGGCCGGTGCTACCCTGGACACTATCACCCGCGAAGTGCTCAACGGCGGCACCAACGTTATCTACTCCGGCGGCAACGAGGACCGGTCCGGCCTGTCCGGCGCAGGCGACAAGCTGACCGTGCAGGACATCAAAAAGGCAGCCCGCGCTCTGAAAACCCAGAACGCCGAGAAGATCGGTGACAGCTTTGTGGCCATCATCCATCCCGACGTGTCCTTTGACCTGACCAACGATCCCGAGTGGAAGGACGTGCGTACCTACTGCGACCCCAAGGACTGGTACGAGGGCGAGATCGGCAAGATCGCCGGTGTCCGCTTCGTGGAAACCACCGAGGCCAAGATTTTCAAGGACAATGGCGTTTCCATCTACTCCACCCTGGTTCTGGCTGACAACGCCTACGGTGTTACCGAGATCGAAGGCGGCGGCCTGCAGCACATCGTGAAGCAGCTGGGCTCTGCCGGTACTGCTGACGCCCTGGATCAGAGAGCAACCGTTGGCTGGAAGGCCACCAAGGTTGCTGAGCGTCTGGTGGAGCAGTTCATGGTTCGTATCGAGTCCTGCAGCACCTTCAACGCAGACCTGAACTAATGTCATTCTTCCTCTCAGAGGATAGATAGGCATAAAGGGGAGGGGAGTTACCTCCTCTCCCCTCCCTGAAACAAAAGGAGGATTTATCATGGCTACCGAAAAGAAACCCGTGGCAAAAGAGCAGACCCTGGCAGATATGCAGGCCGAGATCAAGGCCATGCTTGCAGAGGCGCAGGCTGCCCGTGACGAGGCAAAGAAGCTCCTGGACGAAGCCAAGGAGACCGCCGGGAAGAAGTCCGGCCAGACCCCCGAGGAAAAGGCTGCCGCCAAGGCCCGCGCCAATGAGCTGGTGGAGGTCAAGCTGTTCAAGGACGCCAACAAGTACAAGGATGACATGTTTGTTGGCGTAAACGGCGAAAACGTGGTCATTAAGCGCGGCGAGCGTGTGAAGATCAAGCGCAAGTACGCTGAAGTGCTGGACAACAGCGACCGCCAGGACTACGAGACCGCAATGCTCATTGAGGCCAAGACCAGTGAGTTTGCCAAGAGCGGCCTGTAACTGAATATTCCGCGATAAAGAGCAAGGGCTCTATGACACGGCATAGGGAGACACGTCACAGCGTCTCCCTATTCTTATAGCGAGGTGACAATATGGCAGACGCAATACGGTTCCGCTCCGGCAACAAGGACGGTATGCCGCACCTGGCAGACCGGGAGCCTGCCTATGTGAGAGACGAGAACGCCTTCTACATCGGCACGCCGGCGGGGAATAAGAAGGTCGGCGCAGAGGAGCTGGAAAAGAAGCTGACAGCACGCCCTGCGGCTTCCCAGGCGGCTCTGGCTGCCGAAGCAACGCTGACCCAGGTGATCGAGGCGCACAATGCGCTGATCGCTGCGCTGAAGGCCGGCGGGATCATGAGTAACTGAGAGGTGAGACAGTGGATAGAATTATCGAGGTAAAGGTAAACGGCAACCGCCTCACAAAAGATAACCGATATGCCGGTGTGCAGGGAGAGTCCAACGTGACGTCCCTGCGGATCGAGTTTGACGCAGGCTGGGACGGCTACGCCAAGAAGGTAACGTTCTGGAACGCCCTGGGGGAGAACCCCGTGGAGCGTACCCTGACCACCAACCTGCTGGAGGACATCACCAAGAGCACACGGATCTACCTGTGCCCCATTCCCGGTGAGCCCCTGGAACACGCCGGAGACATTGACTTTGTCGTTGACGGCTACATGGACGGCAAGCGGCAGAGAAGCGCAGGCGACAAGCTGACGGTGAAGCCTTCCCCTTATACGGACAACGCAGGAGAGCCTGCAGATCCCACGCCCACACAGGCGGAACAGCTCCAGGGGGAAATTGACCAGATTATCGGCACAATCCAGGAGGCAACACAGTCCGCGGCTGCGGCAGCGGCCTCTGAGGCGGCGGCTAAGGCCAGCGAGGAAGCAGCCGAGGACAGCGCTGACAGCGCGGGGAATGACGCCCGTGTGGCCGCAGAGAGCGCGAGAACGGCGAAGGAATACAGCGGCAACCCGCCAATCATCCAGAACGCAACGTGGTGGATATGGGATGCAGAGGCAAAGGCATACGTTGACACCGGCGAGACCGCCTCCGCCGTAGCGGTAGAAGCAAACGGCCTGTGGGGCGTTGATGTGGTGGAGGATGACCTGGTTCTTTTCTATACCGGGAATGAAGCGCCGCCCCTGGCGGTGGAAGACGGCGAGCTTATCAGCGAGTTTTCCGGTGCCAGAGTCAACCTTGGCAACGTACAGGGCCCGCAGGGTGAACGCGGCCCCATCGGCGTGAGAGGCCCGAAGGGCGAGCCTGGCGTGTACTACGGCACGGAAGAGCCTGCAGACCCGGACATTACCGTGTGGATCAACCCGGACGGCGATGAGACAACCCTCGTGGATGAGGAAGTGAAAGACATCCGTGTGGGTTATGACGGCACGGAATACCCCACGGCAGGAGAAGCAGTCCGCAGCCAGGCGGAGACCGCAGTCCGCTATGTTGCGCAGACATTGACTATGGAACAGCAGGAGCAGGCGAGGAACAATATCGGCGCATTTGACGGTGTTGTGTTAAGCGCAAGCGGTGAGGTTATCCGTGTGGCAGACAGCGCAGAACGCCCGTTGAAGGGGCTGCGGCTGTTCGGCAAGACCACGCAGGACGGAACACCCACACCGGACACACCTATTGAGCTGGTCAGCGTGGGCAGCGGCGGGACTGTGGAAGTTACGGTGGCGGGGAAGAACCTGTGGGACGAGCAGGTTCGTGTTGGCCACTATTCCGACACAACAGGCGAACCGGCTACAAATAACGCCATTGCCTCTGCCAATCCTATCTCCGTGACTTCTGGAATGGTGTTGTACAATTCCGGCTCTGTTACCTTATACGCATGCTTCTATGATGCCGATGGGAAATGGATTGCTCCACAAGTTGTATTTAATGTGGGGCAAAGTGTTACAGTCCCCACGAACGCTAAGACTATGCACTTCAACATCTCCAGCTCGTATGGTACAACTTATAAAAATGACATCTGCATCGCATTGGAAGCAACAACATACGAGCCGCACAAGGAACAAACCCTCACCGTCCAGACCCCCAACGGTCTACCGGGTATTCCTGTCACTAGCGGCGGCAACTACACCGACGAGAACGGACAGCAATGGGTTTGTGACGAGGTGGACTTCGCCCGGGGCGTGTTGGTACATAGAGTTGTAAAAGTGGCACCTACCCAAGCGAGTGAGGGAGTCGGGCAACATTCCAACGGGACGAAGTATGTTGAAACCTCCGCAAATGGTGTGGTTGGCGGAAAGGCACCGGTATCAACGCATTATGCGGGTGCAGGATGGACTATGAATAATAACCATGCGTACCAACTTGTCAACAAAGTCATTGTAAATGATAACCGTTTTACGGATTTGTCTACTGCAAACGCAATACTGGCAGCGGAAAAACCGGAGTTTATCTGTATCCTTGCAGAACCCATTGAAACGCCGTTGTCTGCTGAGGAACTGGCTGCATATCGTGCATTGCACAGCAATTATCCCAACACCACCGTGGTCAACGGCGACGGAGCCGGGATGGAGCTGTCCTATGTGGCAGACACCAAAAACTACATCGACAACAAGTTCGCCGCACTTGCAGCATCGCTTGCACAAAACAGTTAAGGAGGTGGCACTGTGGCAGGCATTTTACAGGTAAAAGACAAGCACGGGCGCTGGGTAGGCATACCCGCCATCGTTGGCCCGCAAGGCCCGCAAGGCCCGCAGGGGCCCGCAGGAACCGGCACGGGCGATATGCTGGCCTCTGTGTACGATCCGCAGGGGAAGGCGCAGGACGTGTACCGGTACGCAGATAACGCTGCCGCCGACGCTGTTGCGAAAACAGGCGACACGATGTCCGGCCCCCTGCGGCTTCAGCCGGACGGCGTGGAAGGGTATTCCCAGGTGAAGAAGAACGCGACAGCAGAAGGAGACTGGGGTCTGCAGCTCCAGGACACAGCCGCAGACGGCTCCTTTATGGGGATGACCATTTGCGCGGCGAGTCAAAAGCTGGAGTTCAAGAAGAAGGCCGCCGGCGACGCGGAATACTCTTATCCGAGGATTTACAGCTCCGACAATCCGCCCGAGCCAGACGAGGTGAACGCCGTTCCGATTTGGGGCGGAGAAATGACCGGGCCGCTCACCCTCTCCGGAAACCCCACCAGCGCATTTCAGGCGGCGACCAAGCGCTATGTGGACAACACGGTGGAGGAAGCGAAGCCGGAGCTGATGCCCGCGAGCCAGTTTGACGCCAAAACACAAGCGGACTGGGAGGGCTATCTCGAAGAAGGCCAGATCGTTTGGAGGTTGGGATAATGAGCGGCATTGCTCTGAAAAACGGAGTCCCAATGAAGATCAGCGTTGGGGAGGCCAAGCTCGGCGGCACGGCCTATCCTATCCACCAGGGCAAAACAAAGGTTGGCGGAGTGGTCAAGGACATTATCCTGGGCGTGAAGTGGCTGAAATACACGGCGGAAGAGGATAGTAACAGCCCGATTTACGGCAACAAATCCCGGGACAAATATGGGCAGATCGCAGACCCTACGGGCTCAACCACTGGGTATACAAACTGTGACTTTTCTCCCCGTATAGGCTGGTACACGCACGGGGAAGAAACGCTCGTAGGATGGGACGAGGACACCGGCCTTTTCCACACAGGAACCGTATACGTAGGAGGCGGAACGGAGGCCGCAGAGTATGAGTATTGGGATGAGGGCGGCTACTATACTCTCACCATGTATCAGCTCACCTGTGACATCGTCGGCTACTACTTTGCTCCTGTCGACTTTGACAGCTACGTTTATGCGCCGGAAGGAGAGCTTCCGTATGACGAAAGCAACGTTGTGGCTTCTGATGACACCTTCACCTATGTTTACGAACAGGACAACTATTACGCATACAAGAAGGAGGGGTAGCAAATGCCCAAAATTATCCTTGGCCGGGCGACCGGCAAGAGCGCATATGAGTATGCGGTAGAGGGCGGCTATACGGGCACTGAGGAGCAGTTTGCCATCGAGACCGCCTCCTGCCCCATGCACGCAAGAAACAAAAACAACCCTCACGCGGTGACTGCGGCACAGACCGGGGCGGCGGAAGCGGGACACAGCCACGTTGGCGGCGTAATCTCCCCGGCGGCAATCGAGCTTACGCCCGGAATCGGGGCCGGACACGGCGGGTACATCGACTTCCACTTTGACGGGAGCGCCGCAGATCACACGGCGAGGATCATTGAGTCCGCCGCAGGGCAGTTGAATATTGTTGGGATCGTGATGGAGAACGGCAACAGGGTATATTCCCCCGGCAACAAACCCACGCCCGCAGACATCGGCACCATGACCACGGCGCAGATCAATGGGGCGATCTCCGCGGCCATCACCGGCGCGATAGAGGGGAGTTACTGATATGGCGAGACGTAGCCTTTCCGGACTGTTTTCCGCCATTGCGGGAGCAATCCGGGCCAAGACCGGCAGCACGGCGCCCATTGTGGCGGACAATTTCCCGGAAGCCATTGCGGCCATCCGCACCAAAGACCCCAATATCATCACGGAGCCTACGCTGGAGCGGGTGACTGACTACTCCTTCCGGATCGCGGTGAACACCGCAAACCTTGCTGCCTACACAAGATACATTCTGGAAGCGGCCTGGAAGGATGCCTCCGGACGGCAGTACCGCCTGATGACGGTATTCGGAACCACTTACGGCGGCGCTGTTGGCAATGTATCGTGGGAAGGCGCCTGTGTGATCTGCGCCGAGTCTGCCACAAATTCGTACTACACCCCGATCACAGGCGGCACGGTGGAAAACGGGTATATCACATTCTCAACCGCCGGCTATTATCTGGCCAACGGCGGTCTTTCACAGATCAGCAGTGCGGTTTATCCGACGCACGGGCTGTAGTTAAGGGGTGATGAGGAAATGGATTTATCTACATTCCTTGCTTTGACGGGGGAGCTTGCCGCGCTGGTTGCAATGGTCGCTCCGCTGTACAAGAACATAAGCAAGGTGAAAGAGGGGCAGAAATGCCAGCTTAGAAGCGAGATGCTGCGGATCTACTACCGCCACCAGGGCGATGAGCGGATCCGGCAATACGAATATGAGAATTTTGTTGCCCTGTATTACGCCTACAAGGCGCTGGGCGGCAACTCGTTCATCGACAAGATATACAAAGAAGTCCAGACCTGGACTGTGCTGCCGTAAGGAGGAACAACATGAAGGACAGACTTAGCAAGCTCATGACCATTAAGAGCATCGTGACCATCATCCTGACCGTGGTTTTCGCGTACCTCTCCATTGTGGGCGTCATTGGCGCAGAGCAGTTTATGCTGGTATTCACCACGGTCATCGCCTTCTACTTTGGAACCCAGAAGGAAAAGAAGGATCAGGCAGCGGAGAGCACCACCACCGTTATGTGCCCTCTGGCAGATACCGAAAGCAATACTCTGGGCATTGAAGGCGGTGAGGCGAAATGACAGAAGCACAGGCACGGCAGAAAATCGTAAGCATTATGCAGGGGTGGATCGGGCGTAAGGAGGCTGACGGCAGCCACAAGGCGATCATTGACATCTACAACGCCCACAAGCCCCTTGCCAGAGGCTACAAGGTCACCTACACGGACGCCTGGTGCGCGACCGCCGTCTCCGCAGCGTTTATTGCGGCGGGTATGACCGACATCGGCCCCACGGAGTGCTCCTGCATCAAGATGATTGAGCGGCACAACGCCCTGGGGCAATGGATGGAGGCGGACAACTACGTTCCCAAGCCCGGCGACATCATCATGTACGACTGGCAGGACACCGGCAAGGGCGACAACGCCGGCACTCCCGACCATGTGGGCATTGTGGAGCGGGTGGACGGCGAGGCCATTATCGTCATCGAGGGCAATATCAACGACTCCGTAGGACGGCGTGCAATGCCCGTAAACGGACGAAATATCCGGGGGTACTGTTTGCCGAACTATGCCGCAAAAGCCACCACAGAGCCGCCTCTGCTGTCCCAGGAGGATTTTGACGCCATGATGGACAACTATCTGTCCAGACTGGCAGAAAAAGAGCCCTCTGCGTGGAGCAAGGAGGCCCGGGCGTGGGCGGAGAAGAACGGCATTGTCAAGGGTGACGAGTGCGGAAAGAAGAAGTACAAGGCATTCTGCACCCGTGAGGAAATGGTACAGATGCTATTCAACAGGGAGGGATAATATGACCCCCAACAAGGTAATTGAAACCATCGACAGGCTGAAGCCCAACGTGTACACCGATGAGGACAA